CATACTTGCACCATCACAGAAAAAGAATAATCTTTCTCTTATATCATTCTTTAATGATGTTGTGTAATCTGTGGCAGTTTGAAACTCCTGCAACTCTGACCCATCAAAGGTTGTATCTGCTGTCACACCTGATGGGAAGTTTATTACTGCAATAAATTTATTTGATCTAGCAAGACCCTCACCACTTGATATTAACGCTCTAAACTTGTTGATTGTAGTTTGTGGGTTTGCCCTTTGTGAAATACGTTTACTTGCCTCAACAGGATCAAAACCTTTATCTCTAGGTAGTCCTATTCTAATATCAAATACACCAAATCGTTTACCTACTCTTGCTATTGCCATTAGATAAATCTCCTACTATCTGCATATACTTTGCCCTCTGAAGCCTTCTTAAATCTTTGTACTGGTAAAAATATTGCTGTTGCTGCTTCATCAGCATTTATTCTTAAAAAACCTGTCTGAACATATGGGTACAAATACTTTTTGATTGTTGGTTTAACTATGCCTAAATTCTTTACATCTGAATAGGTCACATCAAATTTTGTATCTTTATCAAAATCTTTATCTGTTGCTGTTGCTTGCATACGTTCTAATAATCTCATTCTTAATAATGGTGGTAGGTAATGAAAGTTCATGCCTATAAACCCACCTGCAAATGCTTCTAAAGGTAATACTAATGGGAATACATCATAGTATGGTAATGTCTTTCTCATTTTAGGATTATACCCAAATAGATTAAGTCTACCTACACTAGGTCGTCTTGCTAGTTTACCTTGTCTAAACAATTCTGTAGCAGTAGTACCACTTGCTATTCTTTTAACTTGTCCTCTGTACCAGTTATTAGAACGGTCAGTATCTCCTGCCTTCATTTTGATTGTGTCAAATACACTTGCCATACTACTATTTATGATGATTTAAAAGGTCTTTAGATGATCTTCGGTGAGTATTTTAAACGTCATATTATGCTTTTTACAGAAAGCAAATGCTGTTGACCATTTACGTCTATTTGTTTCATATGTCAATAATGACTTCTTAAAATACGCTGATTTAATCTTGCCTGGTTGTGGTTTTCTTGTCTGATATTTAGGTTTTATTTCTACTATGAATTTTTTATATGTGCCATTAGGTTGTCTGATCTTCATATAGAAGTCAGGATAATACCTATGTGGTCTGTTATCTACACCTCTGTAAGGTATAAAAAGTTCTTCACTACCCCATTCTACAATCTGTCTAACCTTATCACAATAGACCATAAATCTTTTCTCCCAACTAGACCTATAGGTTATGTTCTTTACGTTGCCTTTGTATTTTTGTGGATTAAGTGGCTTGAATAAGCCCTTATATGCTCGTCTATCTATATTAGGTAATTTTTTAAACTTCATTGTGATGTGGGTAGCCCGAAGGCTACCCATTTGAGAAAGTGAGAGAGATAGATATTAGGAATTGTCTTCAGCTAATTTACTAAAATACGATAGATCATCTCCATCGTTAGACGTTTCCTCTTTCTCTACGGCACCGTTAGAAGACTTTGGTATGTCATTGCTGACAGGTGGGAGGTCAATGTCTTCTACGGACTCCGTACTTCTTGTTCCAGTAAGAACCTTATTCAGTTTCTCTTTGAGTTCATCATAAGATTTAAAATTACTTGGATCAACGAAGGCCTTTAGAGCGTATTGAGATTTCCATATTTTGTCAATCTCCTCATCGGTAGGTTTTAATCTACTAACTGGCTCAAATTCAGATTTATCATAGTTCCAATAACCATCTACTTTTCTGATTTTTAATTTGAAGTTAGCACCTTCCCAAAAGTCAAATGGGTTTACTGCCTTCTCATCTTCAAAGTGAGGGTTCATCGCTTCTGATAACTTGTCAAAGATTTTCTTACCATATTTGAATAAGAATACTTTGCCTTCGTTCTCAGGATGTTTAGGATCGCTGGCAACATAGATGTTAGAATAGTAAGATAGTTTTCTCTTTCTTTTTCTAGCAATCTCTTTGTCTGCTTCTACGCCTGTATTCCACAATCTAGTGTTTTCTTCACTAACAGGATCTTTTTGATTTAAAGTTGTTAAAGAATTTTCAATATACCATTGACCACCTGGTCCTTGAAACGCATGATTCCAAACTCTTTGCCAAGGCATATCTTCGCCTTCTACAGCAGGTAAGAATCTTAATACTGCGTAACCATTGCCTGACTTATCAAGTTCTGGTTTCCATAACCTATCGTCTTGGTATGATTTTTTCTTTTCTGGTTGTTCGATTGATTTTTCTAACTGTTTGGTTAATATGTCAAAGTTAGATTTTGACTTCTTTAGATTTTCTAATGCACTTGTCATTTGTATGTATCCTTGTATGTATTGTTGTATGTATTAATTTAAATATTATAGTATTATTTATAATCGTTTTCTCTATCCTTTGACCATTTTTTCACTTCTTCTTGTTTAGTCTTTTCATCATAACATGCCTTTGGTAGAGACTTATCCTTTATGCACTTTTTTAAGCACTCACATGTGGATTGTATTCTATCTAATACTTTGTATATTATTTCATCAAACATAGTCTCATTATATCACCATTTACTCATCTTGTCAAGCAGTTGTGCCTGTGTCATATATGATATAACACCCTTATCTGCCCAGGTTGCCCATTCTTTCATAGGTTGATTAGTAGGTAATTCGTTATCCTCTTTGTTTACTTTAAAAAACTTGATATTCTGATTCCATGCAAATAGATCATACCATTGCCCTACCCAATTTACATGAGGTGTGGGACCATTTTCTTTTGCAACATAATGTTTTGTGCCTGCAAATAGATTATTAACCTTATCGTCATCTGAAACTAAATCATGTCCTATCAAATACACTTCGGTAGGTTTTTCTTCCTTACAAGCGACAAACCCAGCAGAAGCGCCACAGGCCCAACCATGGTCTTTGTATTCTGACCAACACTCTCTAATATCTTTTGAGTAGTCAGGTTCTTTGATCCATGAAACATATAACGAGCTGTGATTAATCTTTTTCTTAATTATCTCTCTATCACCTCTAGGTGTTTCTTTCTGAGCATTTTTTAATATCTTTACTTGACCTGCTAGATTAGCACCGTGCATAACAAACTCTTGTGATGTGCCTCTATCATTCTCTGTAACCACATCATAATCTTTTAGTTCTTCTAACTCTTGTTTGCCTAGCATACCTTGTACTAAAGACTCGTACATTGGTGATGGTACTTTAGTCCAGTTTCTAAACCAACAAGGTATCTTATTTGCTATGCCGTTGTGATATATTTCGTGTATTACACCATTGTCAACTGCTGTCAATACATCTATTTTGTCTAATTCATCTCTCCATATGGCATTACATCCGTACACTCTACCATATTTCTTTAATGGTGTCAAGTCAAAATCTTTTCTACTCTTACCATTACCTATTAAAAATACTTTATCCATAATAATAATTTAATATACCCATAGAATAGATAGCAAGTGATATAGCATTCAACACTATTAAGGATCTGTCATGCCATAACATGCCTACAATTAACCAACCTATAAACCCTATAATAGCAATAAACATGTTTAAAGGAAACAATTCTACTGCTGTAAACATCATAGCAATAATTAATATTATACTACTTGCCCACTTGATATACCATGATAAATCACCTTTTGGTGTAACCTTTTTATAAACTCTGCTTGAGTTTAGTTTAGCAATCTTATCGTCTAATTTTTCTCTTATTGGTTCAATTGTCATCTTTTCTTCTTTGTTATATGTTGATAGTCTATGTATTGGGAACACCATTCATAAAAACTATCATTATTTGAAGGCCAACATTTAGCAAACACTTTATCTTTTCTATGTTCTCTATATTCTGCTCTTACTTCTTCCTCTGTCAATTTCTTTTCTTCACTCACACAAATACCTCTTTCATAATAAACTTACATTTAGTTAAGTTAATCTTAACAAAAGGACTTAACTTGGCAATCTTAAATGACTTTTCAGGCCATATAATAGTCTCTTTGATTTCTTTATCCCAACGATTAACAAACGACAGAATCTTGTCAAAGATGATGAACGATTGAATTGAGACTTTCCCCGATAGTAATAATCGTAGCATTCTAGGATGTTGTCCATCAACCACGCTGAAGACATCATCAAAACGAATATTATTATTGTTAATGTCATTAACAAGAACATTGCAATCACTTCTAAAATTGTATGAAAAAGATTCATTATATTTTTTCCATTTATTGTAAATCGTATCTCCATCTGCTCTTACTAAATCTCCTACCCATACTTTTGGTTTGTTAGCAAAATTACTTACATAGTAATCTATTAAGTTAATACCATATTTAGTTGCTAGTTTATGAAAGAAAAATCTATCATTACGTTTTAAAAAAGCATTTAGACTAGAGTTTACCTTAGCATTGTGTTTGAAATAATCATAATTAGGTGTGGTAAAATGCAACTTAATAGCAAGGTATAATGTGTATGCTTCATAACTTGTCATAAAGGTAAGATCGCTGTACTTGACTTCTCTATCAAGTTCAACTTCTCTGCTTCTAATTGTAATTTTTCTTTTAGAGATTTGTTTATTAATGGTCCAACACTTGCTGTGTCTATGTCATTTTCTTCACAAAATTTTAAGACAGCATCCATATATGGTATTTTTTTCTCTCTTACCATTGCCTCTATGGTCATGGCAAACTTTTTACTATTCATTAACATTATAGTTTTCTAACTATGTGTTTTCTTAATGCTCTTGTTAGTTCTTCTATTTTATCTATTATAGAAATTAGACTCGGGTCTGTTATGTACTGACCTTGTTCTTTTAATTTGTCGTATTCTCTTAATGGTATTGTTACCGTAGATTGCTCATTCTCATAAGTCATATCATGCTCATGTGTATCTCTACCTTGTTCATAATCATCGCTCATAATTTACCTCACTTTATTAATATATTATATCAGATTTTACTATAATGTCAAGCCTTTTTCCTTCATAATATTAGGATTAAGAAGTAGATTGAAAGTTCTAAAAACTATACAGACATCTGGATCTGTGGGTGTGCTTACTGTAGCAAATGTTTCTGCTGTTTGTTGTTGTAGATAATAGGTTACAATATAAACTATCTCACCATCAGGTTGACCATTTGCTCTACCATAACTAATACTCAAAGGCATAAAACCTTTATCTCTTGCCCAACGATCTATTTCTTCAGGAGCTGCACAAACAACTGGCACTTGATTCCAGTAAAAATTATATTTTTCAATATCTGAGTCTGTCTCTTCGGCGAATACTACGCTAGTTAGTAAGAAAGTTAGGATAAGAAATAGTTTTTTCATTCATAACTATTTAGTTATTTCTACTAAATTTTCTTTATGTCTTTCTAAAAACTCTTGTGTGTGCTTATAGAATAGCTCTTGGTGTTCTTTGATCTTGTCTTCGGTATGTAACCACTCTTGTACTTCACCACTTTCACACGTTGCTAATACAACAGTTTGCTCAATCTTCTTATCAGGATACATTTCTTCAAACATTTTAGCATATGCTGAACATTGTAAGAAGTTACCATAATTGTAATCTGCGTCACGTCTTTTTGTAGAGGTCTTAAAATCTATGATAGATAGTTTACCTTTGTACTCTGCGACACAATCGACCTGACCTGCAACACCTATCTCTTTTGAATATAGGTATTCTTCTAGGCAATTAATATTTTCAATTCGTGCTAGATATGGTTTGATTAGTCTGAATAGACCTAGGGCAACTACGTTGGTTACACCTACGTTCTTGTCATCTTCATTATTAAGATGATTCTCAATTAATTTGTGGGTTGATTTACCTCTGTTTGTTGAGGTCACAGAGATGTAGTTAGCCATTTGTTCGCCAACTGCTTTACGCCATCCCATTATTTTTGCTTTTCTTTCTGGTATGTCACCAAGAATAGAAGTCACGGAAGGCATATTAACACCATCAATGGTATAATATCTTATACCGTGTTGGTTCTTACCTTTCACGCCTAGACTTTTAGGCAAAACAGATTCATTTAATTTTACATGTTTAAACATAATATACCTTCCTTATTATATAGCTACATCTTAACACAAAAATCGGCTTGTGTCAAGCGTTTAATTACTAGGTTGACCTTCAATTCATTAACGAATCGTTAACATCATCTGTTGTAGGGCCTTTTTCTGCACTATACTCCTTTTGATAAGAAGTTCTGCCGTCTGATCCTTTAATTGCTCTCAAATATTGTTTTCTATTATCATCTGCGTTCTTATAAGAACAATGGACCCAACCGCTATTTGGTTCTTCTGGTTTCCAAAACTCTAATATAAGTTGGTCAAAGTCTAGGTTGTCAGCGATATAGTCTGCTAATTCTTTATTTGACAATCCATAGATTTCAAAGTCAGCAGCCTGGCCTGAAGCATGCTGTGAAGTCGTGCTTGAGCCAATTGCTACACATAAATCTGGTGATCTAAATCCTGATGAAATAGAAACTACTTTACCAAAATGATCTCTAATCGGCTGCAATACATGGTCACATAATCTTTGTAAGTTTTCTATGTTGTCTTCATTAGGATTATTATTAATTCCTTTACGCTCAGCTGTCTGACTTTTGATCATTTCTGCTAGCGAAAAGTTGTTAGATAGTTTCATATTATCCTCTTGTTAGTTTTAGTAATTTGTCCATCTGAGCCTTGATGATTGGTCCTCTGTTAGGCCAATGTATATAAGGTTCATTAGACTTTGAAAGATTATATAAAAATGGTAACATAATCTTTTCAATCTCTTTAAATCTTTTTTCTGCTTCTGCGTCCTGTATCTCCTTGTTCACACTTTCCCGTTCAGATACAATTTGCATAACTTCGCTCATCATTGTTTTAATTGATGACACATCACTTTTTACTTTTGATATTTCTAGGTTAGTAGTATTTAAATCTTCTTTACCAACAGCAGGTTTTGTAGTTTCCTCTGATGGTTTAGTTGACACAGGAGTAAAACCATAATCTGTATTAGTATCAAACTCACGCATAAAATCTGGCATATCACTCATTAGTTTCCTCCTTTGTAAATTGGGTTTTAATTACTTGATTTACTATTGTTGAATAAGGGTTAAAATTGTAGTCTTTCATTGTACAATTTGATAATAGAAGTCCTGCAAATAAAAAGGGCAGGACCTGATAGCAGGTTTTTCCTGCCCTTTCAAACAATGAGCGGATTGACTTACTCGACTCTGGTTTACGACCGTTGCGTTTCAGTTGCTCGCTCTGCTCTACTTTATTATTTAGATTTTGCAAGTCGTTTAGCGACATGTTTTTTTATCACCCTCTCTGTTTGTACCTCTTTAATAGTACGTTTTCTGTGTTCTTTTGCAAGAGCACTTCTTGGATGTGCTTCTGCAACTTTACTTAATACTTCTTTAAACCCTTGGTCATTTTTATGTGTTATACCTTGTATGCCACCAACAATATTAACTGTATGTACTTGTTGTTTAATATGTTTATTCTTTTTAAGATAACTCTCCATCTCTGATATTGACATCATCTCATCATAAACTTTACCAGTTTTTTTATTTTCAAATGTGTAAAAGGGCATTTATTTTAGGGTTAAGTGATAGCACAATTGACTTGTGGTTTCTAGCATATCTTCTAGTATGCTTTCTAAATCAATTTGACCATGTATTTCTTTTGCAGCTGCATTTATTCTGTCTGAGGTTTTACATACCTCTGAACAGACATCAGCATTATCAGCATAGTTTCTAATACCTGGTCGCAACTCAGCACTAAAGATTATTCTTTCATGTGTTTTACCTTGATAAGTTTCAACAAACCTATCATTCAGTTCATTAAACTTTGTATAAAACTCACCTAGTGCTTCGTGTTCAGCATATGACTTTGTACCCCAATGATATGCTTGAATATCATTAAGGAAGTTCATATTCTTTTGTATAAAATCTATCATATTATTATTTATAACTCGCATAAACAACAAAAAGTAAGCATAAAATAAACCCTACAATCAATACATGATTGCCTAAATTTAATAAACTACTTCCTACTGTTTCGGGATTTTTTGGATCTATTATTTTTTTCATTTAGTATTCTACCATAATTAGGCCACCCAAACTTTTCGTGTGACTCACCTACATAACGCCATCTTATAACGCCTGTATTAGGATTTCTTTCAAATATCTTTTCTTTGTTCATTTTATTCTCTTAAAACTCCCCTTACCTTTTTTAGGTTGTACTACTCTTGGTTTATACTTTGGTGTTCTAACATCTTTTGCCATAGGATTAGTTTTAAATATACTATCAATTTTTTTTTTAATCCCTTTAAACATTTTATTTATCTATGATACCTTGTATATCTGTTTCAGGCATTAAGAAATATTCTTTATCATCAACTTTAATTTCTTTACCTGCAAAAGCAGCAAACTTAACTTCGTCACCTACTTTAACTGTCATTGTTAATCTCTCACCAGTGGTTGATTTCTTACCAGGTCCTACTGCGACAGCAATACCTTGTTGAGGTCTTTCTCTAGTGGTCATAATTATACCACCTTTTGTTTTTTCTTCATCTTTGTCCTCATAATCTATAAGAACATTATCACTTAACGGTTTAAATGTTAACGCCATTTTGTACTCCTTCTTTGAACCATTGTGGCATTTTTGATGGTGCCTTCCATGTTGCAAATCTAACTTTTTTCATTATATAGTATTTACGATAAGACGCAACTGAATCACCTGGCACAATACACTCGTCTGGCATTGCTGGTGTAGCGTCTGTCGCTAATGCTTTGATGTTAATATTCTTTGGTGGTTGTTTTAACAACTCACCTAATTTCTGTACAGCAAGATGGTCTTTTGTATGATTGTACCTTGACTTATATTCATCATTCATCGCCATCATGTGTTTATATAACCATATGTAATTGTAAGCAGACTTAATAACCCATTGTGTACTAGGGTGTCTTAACCAACCTGCTTTGTAAATGATTGCTTCTTCGTTAGGATTTTCTAGTCGCCATCTTTTAATCTTACGACCATTTTTAGTTTTGTCTTCATATGGTGTACCGTCTAATACTCTTTTAGCAGTACATAACATTTGAGCAGACTCTAATATCATTTTAACAATATGTTTATCACACATCATCTGAGCCGCTTTGACTGGATCTCTATCTACATAAAATATATTCATTAGTGTACTAACCTTCTCATTACATAATCTCTCATATCATATTTTTTAGCAAGATCAATTAGTTTATCAAACCACATTTTTTTCATATCATCATCTTTAGCGTCAGCACATGCCTTTGCTAAATTCTCTAGTCTTTTGATTTTACGACCTTTTACTCTATCTACATCATTTTTTGTCATTGTATCTATCATTATATCACTTTTTATATATCTAGTCAAGCACTATTTTTTCTCATTCCAGTCGTATATTTGATTAAGTTTTAGTCTTATTTCATCTGGATCATCACCAAATTCTTTGACTAGGCCCTTATAACCTTTTAATTTCTTATTTGATTTTTGAAGTGCTTCGATTCGTTTTTCTAAATCTCTTTTTTTAGATGTTTTAGCATATTCTTTTTTACTCTTCCATTGTCTTAATGATATGTTAGCAGCAATCAATAGCAATACTGCAAGTGGGTCAAATACAAATATGAGTATTAATATAACAATTCTAACAGCATGATCAAAATATTGTTTTGCCTCATCACCATATATGAGTTCAGCAATATACTTGATAGGTCCTACCTCTGCTTCAATTTTGTCTTGTTCTAATTGTAAACTTGCTTTTTTATTTGTAAGTTCAGCAATCTTATCACTAGCACTATTAATTGCTTCATTTAAAGCATTACGTTCTTCTTCTTGTTTCTTACGTTCTTTTAATCCTCTAGTCACATATTCTTTATCAATATAAACTTCAAGTGCTTTATCTAAAAGCGTTATGGTACTCTGTGCTCTTTCAATAATTAAATTTTGTTGTGATATTTGTTTATCAATCAATTCTATTTTTATATTATTACCTGAAGTAGGTTTAACTTGATCTAGGTGTGCCTTAGATAAGAAACCAAAGATACCCATTGATGTTATGAATATTAAAATTATGATTGCTGAGAATAGATATGCTTTTAAAAGTCTAGGTATATTTGCACGCCAATTATGATACAACCATGAGGCTGCAACTAATTTACCTACTTCTAAAGCAGTACCCATTGCAACAATAGGTATAAACGCACCAGCAAATAATGTTGCTAAACCAAGTATAGAATACCCAGCAGCAATTACTGATATGCTTATTGCACTTATAAATGTCAGTAGTGTTAAGAACATGTATTATTTATTTGTTAAATACTTTTTTTTGTACCATTTGTAGAAAGTTTTATCTGTAAATATTTCTACAATTTCACTAGCAGGTACTTGATCACTTCTTATACATTCTGCAAGTGACTCATATTCATAGGTATCAACCTTACGAGTCATCTTTTGTTTATTCTCACCCATTGTTATTATAGTTCTATTCTGTTTTGATAAACTCATTGACAATCATCTCCATATTGAACACCTGGCATGATCTTATATAAATCTTGCAAAGGACCTGTTTCTTTAATTTGTTTTTTTCGTTCTTGTTTTTGATTATAATTAATCACTAAAAAAACAATTGTAAAACCTATCATAGTAATTGTCATACCAAACAAAAACATTCCTATTCCATATTGTGCTGTCATTATTTCTCCTCTAGTTTTCTTATTTTAAATATCATTCTAGCAACTCTTTTATCATAGTCTTTAGTTGTAGAAAATTTATCTAATTTTTTAATAAGTTTTAATGCGTCAAGTTGCTCATTCTTTGTTAGCATACTTGCTCTTAATTCTCTAAACTCTTTATAGGCAGAGTGATTGTTTAATAGATCAATATAATAATTAACACTATCACATTTACTGGCAAATACTTTTACACCCCAACCAGGCCACTTTGTGACACCTTGTGGTAATAGATGTATTGTTTCTTTGTTAAATGTTCTTATACCAAATAGATTGTTACCTTCGGTAGCAAACCTTGATTGACCCCAAGCAGACTCTAATGCTGCCTGACCTATAATCATCTCATATGGTACTCTCTTATCTTTAGGCAACGTAAAATTTATAAAATTAATACATTTGTGCATTGCCCTTACAAATTGAATATCATTACTATATGTAAATTCAGGTTCTTGTAAATCCATTGCCTTAATTTGATTCATATAAAATATGTCAAGTTCTAAATTAACCTTTGCTTTTGCTGACTTGTTAGGATTATTTGTACCCCACCAATAGGTTGCTGTCATCAAAGCCATTACTGCAAAAAAGACCTTAGTATAAAACCAAGCCTTATTCGCTAAATTATGCCAATTAAATTTTGCCATCTTTAACTACCTTCTTCAAGTCTTTTACTGACTTCTTTTTATCAATCATAACATCATACCATTTAAATCTAACCTTATGTTCATTTGATGGCCCGATAAGTGGCACATCATATTGTCTTTGAAAAGTTAGAAGACCTTGAAGATATAATGTCACTAACAGGTCCATTATGCCTTTCTTATCTGTATGGTCTTTAGGTACCGTAGGTGTTTTAAAATAACCTTTACCTTTAATTAGTTCGTTTAAAATGTCTTTGTGTTGTTTCAATAGTTTCAATTTGACCTCCTTACATAATATTCATAACCGTGACTACTAAATTTCTTTTGCGTGAATACATATTCACCAGAGTCTTGCAACTCTCTATATTGTTTAAATATTTTTTTTGATGTCTTACCAGGATAGTTCTCTAATATATCCTTATGTAGATGTCCTGTATAATAATTGTGCCATGTTTTGTTGTCACAACTAACAATCTTTTTAACACCGACTTTGATTTGATTTTTTAACCACACGTCCATAATATATCTTTCTTTTATAATCTTAAGCCAATATAATTGACTTTAGGTTCAAAGGACCAGAATATGTCATTGTGGTTTCCTGTATCACCTAGGTTTTGCATTTGGTACAAGTGTACCATTTCATGGACTAAAGTATCCAAAAAATCTTTTTTATTAGGATAAGAAGGTAACATCTCTAATTTATAGAGTCTAGTACCTGCTCTTTTCCACTCTAATACTACTACTTGACCTATACATTTTTGTCTAGCAAGGTCTTTAATTTCTACCTGACCGAACGGCGATAGTTTGCCATTGAACAGAGCATTGTTTAACATCTTAAAAAAGTCTTTTATATCCTTGTACTTTGTAATATATTTTCTTGTAGTACAAGTTTCTTTTTTAAGTTTACGTTTTAACTTTAATGCTTTTGATTTTCTAGTAGTTTTTTTTGGCACTATTTTTATCCTCTCCTTTAAAAAATATTCCCATAACTAAACAAGCAAGAATTACAATAAACAATTCTTGTGGTATTAAAGAGTAAACTATTTGAAGTGACTCGTTGATTAGACTAATTGCATCCATCATTCATACCACCTTTTTCTAATAGTTTACATTTGTATTCATGGTCTGCCTTTAATCTCATATCAGAAGCAACGCCATCTAATATAGCAGGTAAATACATTTGAAGAATAGAGATAGACTCAATCATAAACTGATGAGCAACTGCCTCTAATTCTTTTTCCATAATATAAGATATGTCTATATCAGTACCTTTGATAGTTTCTGATATAACATGACCAACAACTGCGGTTGTCTTCTCATCTGCCTTAACTGAATTATTTAAAGCAGTAAGACCGAACCACAAAATTGCAAGAAAAAATATAAGTTTCTTCATTACTGCATACTCTTTTGTAGGTCTTCTTTAGCATAGTATAAAACTTCACCGACATTCTCATGGTTGATGTCTAGTAAGTTTACATTATCAACATCCATGATGTCTTTTATAGCAGTTTGTTCGGTGATTAAATTATCTGTGTAATGTTTGATAATCTTATCAACCTTAGTTTCAGCTTCGTTTGTATAGTATTGTTTAACTTTACTCATAACTATTTATTCCCTTTCATATTGTAAGTATTAATTGTTTTCATACTCATATATTATCAGAGTTTGGTATAGTAAACAAGCAAAAAATGGACTATTTTGTCCGTTTGTTTTGTTGATAGGCAAGGGTTTTTAGGGTGCGACAATCTGAACATCTAAATGTTCTCTGTTTGTTCTACACCCTAAGGTTGAATTATATCGAATCTATGCTGTTTTGTAGTCGTCATTCCAACCAAATGCTTCTTTTACAACAGCGTCTGTTAGACCTTTGTATAAGTTGTTCAGGTTCTTTTCTTTTGTAGCGACTAATAACTTCGCTTCATCAGCATGTAAACCTTCTAGCATTTGTATATACAACATCTCTTTTCGAGTTTTAGTTGTTCTTGTATCAGCGCCTTTAACAAAGTGCCATAATCTTTTTGACTCTGTATATAAAAGTGTATGCTCTGTGCCTGCTGGCGCTTCATTCACTTTGTATGGTGGACTACCTTCAGGTAAATCCCATTCAATATTAGGGTCAAAAGCACCTTTTAAGATTTGTCTCAAAGGTACTGAATCATTTTGTTTAAGGACTTTTATTTTGTCCTCTTTCATTTTAGCGTTATTTACTTTTGTTAAAATTTCTGATAATAATGGAGCAGATGAACCTGCATAATCCATTGATTGTGTTGTGTTAGTTGGCATTTTTATATCCTCATTTTGTTATGTATGTAGGGCGAAAAACGCCCTACATTTATTTATGCGTATGAGAAATTACGCTTTGTAAGCATACGGAGTTCCGTATAACTTTTTGATACCAGCAGCGATAATCGCTTTTGTAGGTACACCCATTCTGTATGAAGTACCTTTAGCAGTTTTGTTGATGTAGATCATATTGCCTTCTGATCTTAACGTGTCAACTAATGCTCTTGGTGATACCAAGTCAAATTTGTTCCTTAGATTTTTCCAAGTCACAGACTCACCTTTAGATAAAAGATTTAATACCTTTTGTCTTTTTGATAAAGTTTTTCTGCCTCTTCTTTTAGCAGTTTTTACAACTCTCAATGAGTCATTTGCGAATAATGATTTAAACATTATATTCTCCTTTTATGTTGGCATGATTAGAGTTAATAAGTTTGCCATTCTTAATAACTA